ATTGCCCTTCTACCACTAGAGAATATGTTACAGGACTTTCTCTTAAGGACACAGACGCTTTCGAACCTTCACTCATGAGCACTAATGATCCACGCTGTAATGGTTTCAAACCACTTTATGCTGGACTTCAACGATGTGCCACTAATAGGCACCCCTACCAAGGAAATGATGCTTTGGTGGAAACTGCAATGCTCAATATCGGGAACGAAATCGCCACCGTGCTCCTTAATCAGGGCAAGACTGTTCGCGTTTGGTCTAAGACTGAAGCAATTAATACCCCAGACTGGAGTGAGTATGACAAGATCAGACCAATCGATCGCTCGGGATCTGCTGGCTTTCCTTATTGCCTCGATGGCCACAACAAGCAGCATTTCTTGCATCAGAACGAGAAGAATCTCAAATGGTATTTTAACCATAAAGTACCTGGCGCTCAAGAGATATCTTCCAACATCGACACAATAATCCATCGCGCCTCAAAAGGCGTAGACATCGTTGCACCCTTCGTTGTCTACCTGAAAGATGAGCCTCTCAAGCTCAAAAAGATCTATGATGTTCAAAAAACACGTTGCTTCTTCTCGGGACCATTTGATTACTTAATTGCTTATCGAATGTACTTTGGAGCGGCAATGAGCCGAATCTCAGAGATGCACTCTCTGTTGCCAATCAAAGTTGGCACATCCAACAAGATGCACGACCGCCACCTCATGGGACTTAAACTCAGAATGCACAGCCACAAGGGTTTTGCCTCGGATATGGAAAACTTTGATACGTCTGTTAGTACAGTATTTATACAGAAAGCAGCAATTGTTGATAAGGTAATCTATGACCGTTGTTCAGCCCCAGGAGAGGACGTAGCAAAGGGTAACACTATAAGAACCCATTTGCATGCTGCTGTTGAAGACCCTATGATCATTTCCCGAAAGGAAGTTCTTCGAATGCTTCAAGGAATGGTATCAGGATGTCCTGACACTGCCATCAAAAATTCCAAGATCGTTTGGGCACTATACTTCATTGTGTGGTGTGAACTTGCTATAGAGAATGGATTTCCAGAACTGGCCACTTGGAGAGCATTTAAGAAAGCAGTATGCCTCATAGTCTATGGTGACGACAATGCCTGTACAGTTAAGGATGGATATGAGTGGTTTAACTTCAACACATTCAAGGAGAAATCAAAGAAATATGGCTTCACGATAACAGACATTAACAAAACTGGCGGAAAACAGCCTGATTATGTTCCGTTTGAAGAACTTGAATTTCTAAAACGTACTTTCTCAATGATACAAGGATGGCACGTAGGCCCCCTCTCGAAACATTCAATTGGGAAATCAATTGCATGGTCTAAAGGCCCGTCCTCATACGAAGTGAATGCAACTCATGTCCCATCTCTTGGTGGAAAATGGCCAATGCTTCAAGACAGCGCGGCTATTGCTGAGCACATCGCAGCACTTTTCCCAGAAATGGCACTCCATGGAAAACAACAATATGAGCTTTGGTGTCAAGAACTCATAGACCAAACCAAAAACACGGACATCCTCGTCCAGCCACCACTGTGGCAAGAAGCAGCCTCACAACTCGGCTACTACTTTGTATAAATCATTCTAGCGCCTTGGGCCCCTTATGGGGCCCCCAGGGGGACTTGAGGTAATAATTCCAGCAACCTCGGTTGATGCACAATATCCAAAAGCACTGGTCATTCCTCACATGCCCCCGAAAGAGGTACTAATACTCATTGTACTTTCCCA